TTGTTCTTTTGTAATGGTTTCTACTATTTTCGCCCATTTGCCTGTGCGATGAAAAATAAGTAAGTTACCTATATGAAGATGACCAAGCCAAAGTTTAAATTCTTTATTTTCACAGGTTTTTGAATCCCCATTTAAAGAGCCAATATTAGTATTTAATAATTTATCTACCCTAACCCCCTCTTTAAACCCTCTCCTTTTAGCTTCTTTAATCGGTTGCTAAAGTACATAAACCTTTATCTGCATAGTAACTTTCATCCCATGTATTGAATAATCCAAAACCATAACCGTAAAACATATTTACTTCTTTCTTTTGAATACAAAACATAGCACCGTTTACAGTCTTAACCCAATCACCAACCTTTAAATCATCCTTTTTAAACAATTTAGGGAACTCTTTCTCAATGTTTTTCTTCCATTCATTACAAGCTGCTGAATGTGCTTTCTTAATAAATTCTTTTCTACTTTTTTTCATAATTTAGTTGTTATTATTAATTCTATTTAAAATCATTGCTTTCTTGATAAGAAGATATATAATATTGTCGTTAAACTTTTCTTCTACCTTCTCCTTACTTGGGAGTATTCCTTTTTCTATGTCATCAGTAATATCAGCAATAGAAACCTCATGTTTGAGCAAAAAACCATCTAAAACCTTCTCTGGTATAATACCTTTTATCTTTGAGCCTTGGTCAAAATTATGGTAAACATTATTGTTTCTCCTATACTCTTTACCTTTCACTATTAACAACTCCTTTAAGTCTATTAAAGTAGTGTTAATCACTTTTTCAAAATCATCATTTTTTTTACTTTTCATATTTCGTTATGTCTGTTTATGTATAGCTAAAAAGAAATATTATCTTTCTCTTTATTTATTTTAATAAGTAACTCATCCGAAAGCTCAATGGCATAATCTCTAGCAGCTTCCACCGTCATCAATTTAGGCTTTGATTTAGTACCTATATTTACAATACTTTCTAAGGTTAATTCTTTTATAAAATGCTTAACGCTTTCGTGTCTAAATGAGATAAAATAAAATTTCTCTAATTTATGGTTTACAGTAAAATAATGAATACATTGATGAATGTGCTCTAATGGTATATCGTTATCTAATAACACAGATAAATGCTTTTTTCTTCCTAAGCATTTTATTTCGCATGATATTTTTTCGTCTTCTGTGATTCCATCAGGTGAAATACCTATCAACTCGTTTTCCTCACTTTGTAGCCATCCAGTTTCTAAAAACTCAACTCCTGTGTAAGTTTGCAAATACTCTCTTGCAAAAGGCTCATTAAACTTGCCATGATCCATTGATTCGCTCGAGTAACTGTCTGTAGGCTCAAACTCTTCTAGTTTCTGAGATAGTATCTCTAAAAATAAAGTATCTGATTTAACAAACAACCCTTTAGCTAAAGTACCCCCAATTTTACCCCATTTTAACTGAAACCACTCAATAGTGCCTTGCTCTATTTCTTTGTGATTAATCATTATTTTAGTTGTGTTTTAAGTTTATCTTTTAGTGCGTTAATGGTTGGGAATGATTGTTCCTCTTTTGTTAATTTACTCCAATTTTTCTGTAGTTCAGCTCTTGTTTTAGAAGTATTTAATAATTCAATTGCTTTTTTGTCATCTACTTGTATGATTGGACTAATTGGGGAAACTCTAATCCCTCCTGTTCTTTTTCCCATCATTTTAATAGATTCGTCAAAAACCAACTCAATACTTAAACCTTTCCAGTTTGCTATATTTCTGCTTTCTGTAGAACTACATTTGTTTTTAATTTTAACAATTGAAGCAACTATTTTTCTATTAGTTGAGTTAATAACCATTGGCTTAACGTCTTCAATAAATTCAATAAAATATCCGTCTGTTTTGTTACCAGAAACATCTATCCCAGTACTGTAATAAGATTCTTTTATTGTTAATACACATTTGCCTTTTTCTGCAATAATAATATCAACATCAACACCAGCTAAGTGAGTTGATTTTCGGTATTTCATGCAATCCACGTTTAATTCTTTCATTTTTATTTATTTAGTTTGTCAAATTTAATAATAATTTAGTTACCATGCAAGTCTTTTAGCATTAAAAAGGTATATTATCATCTCCAAACGCATCTTTTACTGACATTGTTGGTATAATTTCCTTTTCCTTAACTTCTCCAACTGTTTTAAAAACATTATGTCTTGGGTCTGTATGCGTAAAAGGTAAACCATTATCATTAACAGTTAAATAAAAGTCTTCAAAATCTATTCCCCTAACATAGCCACACCTAACTTTAACGGTATTCTTTTCTAATAAATTACCTTGATCGTCTACTAATCTATCCATAAAGATAATTGACTCAGCCTTAATTGTAACCGCAGTACCTAAATGCCCTCTTGCTTTATCATTGTTTCCAGCTTTATGTATTATATTACAAATATGCAAACCTTCAGAAGTCCATTGCAACATCATTTCAGCAACTTTAGCCCCCTCTACGATATCGTTTGTATTATAAACTAAATCTGCTATACCATCAACTAACAATAAATCTATATTACCAGCGTAAGGAGATTTATAAATCAACCATTCAATTAAACCTAATCTTTCTTGCACAGATTTAGATCGTGTTGCAATAGGTATGTAATTTTTATATCTATTACCAACCATCTTTTCTACTCTTGAAAATGTCTTTTTAGCGTAATAAGTACCTTGTTCAGTATCTAAATCTATAACATATCCTTCTGTCTTTCTGTCTCCTTGTATATGGGTAGAAAATGCATAAGTATTCCCACCAATATAAGCAGCAGTTATCAAAGATTTGCAAAATGACTTCTTAGTTTTTGCGGATGCTACAATACAAGAGTATTCACCTCTAGTTATAACGCTACATCTTTTACCTCTTTCATCATTACCAATATAAACAAACGTTTCTAAAGGCTTATCTGGTGCATCTAAATCCACAATACACTCGTTAAGCATAAGAGCGTAATCTTTACCCTCGTCTTCTAGTATTAATTTATCTTCTATTAATTGAATCATTTTAAGTTTAGTTTTATAAGTGTAAAGCGTTGATAATGTGACAACAACGCTTATGTAAAGGTTGGTTTATAAGTAGTTATATGTAATTTTTTAAAGGTCTATTAAATCGCCCTAAATAACATTGTATTTCAGCTTCCAAGTAACCGTTTTTTAATAAACTTCTGTCTATATCATTACGTTTGTGCAAAGGGCTTATTGTAGTCTTAACTTCACGTTTATTTAAAACAGCGTCATTGTATGTAAAGCCACTTTGTGTGTACCAATGAAATATTACATTATTTGTTCGTTTACTTCTATAAATAAACTTTATTTCGTACCAATGATACTTTCTGCAAAAAACCACAAATAACAACGCATATAGCACATTTTTCTGTCTATTTTTGCCAAAGTATTTTATTAATTTATCTTTCATTTTTTTTTATTAATTTAGTGTTAAACGTGCCATATTCAATTCAGTTGTAAGTAATTGCCTTTATTTGTCGTTTACTTTCACTTTTGCAATGTCTATTGCATTACCCCAACCATTAACAGCTCTTAAAACTTTTAGGTTTTTATCTGTTGTTTCTATTTCAGCCTTTAAGCTATCATCGAAAATTATTTCTTTCTTAGTCGGCAACTCCTTACAACTATGTGTAACAGTAATAGCTACTATATTTTCTATTAATGGCGCTATTACTTTAAAGTCTATCAAAACACCTTCACTTGTATCGTGAGAGTTTTTATATATCATTTCGGTTATTTCTTTTTTTAAGTCCATTATTATTAAGTTTTGTTATTAATCTACACTACTACTGTTACACAAATACGTTGGTGGTAATATTTGCGGAAGATTCTCACCCTCTTTTTTGGCTCGTGCAAATACTACAACCAACAGCATATAAAACAAACTTTTTTTGTTAATAATTTTTGTTTATCGTTAGTTATATGTATATTTGTATATATAAAAGATATTGGATTGGGCATTTCCCGGTCGGCATACTTCCTCGGTCTCTACCGGGGAATTTGTTTTTAAGGAAATATCTTATGTCCATATATTTTAGGAACAATAATATCGTAGGCTCTATTTGTTTGTGCAGGTTTTAGATAGCTTATTCCTACTGGTCTAGCTGTTAAATCGGCTAATTGTAGACCGCAAGAGTTAGATTTTTTATCAGCAAGAAGAAATCTATAAATCATC